GCCCAGTGCGTCGTTTAATTGGGACCATCAGCCAGCCCCCCGGTAAATGTCCAGATACCGGATGGCGCATCGGTATAACTCCTGAGCCTGTCCCTTTGGACTGAGATCTACGGTCTGCGCCGGCGCGCCATAGCTGACGGAAACACTTCCGATGGCGGCGGATTGTACCGGCCCAGCCTCCCCGCTGGCGATCAGGTCGAAGCCGTACAGGGCATCTGCTATCGCACACACCGCCAGGCTCTCTCCGTCCGGCAGTTCATCAGGTACAGTGACTGTGTAAATGCGCTTGTACCGGGCAATCTGATCCTCCGCACGGGTAGAATAGGCCGGCCATTCCTCGTATGGGATGGAACTGCCGTGGTAGCTATCCGTATAAAATGCGTAGTCCGTCATATCCGCCGCCCTTCCGGTTACTTCGTCCTTGTAGCAGAAGCGGCGGCGGCAGAAGTGGCAGAAGCGGCGGCGGCAGAAGTGGCAGAGATATTGAACATAATCGCGCTCTTGCGCTTGTTCAGGATGAACACATCCCCATAAGCCTCTTCAAAGTAAATCCACTTGCCCTCAGACCCCGCGCTGGGGCTGTCGAGCTGGGCAAAGGTGTACTTCTCCGGGGTGATGACAGCGGAGGGGTGGACCAGAATCATGTTGATCTGCTGGGCGTTCTCGCCCGCCTTCCAACCCTCGGTGAAGTCATACTTGGTCTTCATCAGAGCGGAGGGCACATCCTCAATGCGCACTTCCTCCAGAGAAGACACGGCCCTCCGGATCGCCGCGTCGCCGTTCTGGATGAATCTAGTCAGCTCCTTGGCGTTTTTCAGCATGGACTTGATGACAGGCGTGGTGTACAGGATGCGGCCCACCTTGGGTACATTCGCCTCGTCCATAGCCACCATGTAGCTGTCAAACACGGACAGGATGTTTTCGGTGGTCAGGGCGGTGGTGTCAGCTGCACCTCCGGCGTCATTCCACTCAGAGTACAGCTTGGATACCAGATAGGCGTCCATCTCTGGAAATTTTTGTTCCTCGTTAAAAACCTTGGTGATGTTCTGGATAGAGGCCACCTGGTTGGTCTCGTCAACGTCCAGCGGATGGACAAGGGTAGACCACTTACGGTGATTGACCAGTGTCTTGGGCTCCCAGGCGTTGTTGAAATTCCGCTTGGCCACGCCGATGGTATCGCGGTCTGCGTCTACCCGGCCGGTGGTGGTCAGGCTGGGGATCTGGATGGTGTTGGCATTGACCCAGCGGTAGCGGGAATCGTTCTCCGCGCTGCGCAGGGCCGCGAAGTGCAGGACGTAGGGGTATGCCTGAGCAAGGGCCGTGGAATAAGCCTGTGCATAGTTCAGTGCTGGCATAATTGATCTCTCCTTTTCTTACTTGTTGGCGGCTGCCGGGGCTCTCACCCCAGTAAAGCCAAAGTTGAAGCCTGTGCCAGACGGGGGCGGCTGTGTGCCGGTTCCGGCGGCATAGGGGGGCGGGGTTTCCTCGCTCTCGAAGAGGTAGCCGCTGTCTTTCTTCAGTCCATCCAGAGCGGCCTTGATGTCAGCCTGCTGGTTTTTACTGGCACGGAGGGCATCCACATCCAGCATGGCGCGTACGGCCTTTACGCTGCGCCCCCTGGCAGCGGTGATGGCATCCTTCAGCGCACCGTCAAACTCCAACTCCGCGAGCTTGGCCTGGTGCTCTGTCTCCTTGTCCGCGAGGTCTTTGGTGAGCTGCGCCACCTTCCCCTGGAGGTCTTTCACATCAACGCCGTCGAAAGCCTTCAGACCGTCCTTAGCTATGGCCAGCTGCTTCTTGATGTCCTCGTAGTCGGCAAACGGCTTTACCGCCTCCGTCATGTCGCGGTCGTTTTCCGCCAGGATGGCGTCCACCACTTCCTTGGGAAGGGGTGTATCCCCTACCTTGAAATTCTGCAAAAATTCCGCTTTCATTGCGTACTCCTTTCTGATCTTAAAAATAAAACGAGGTCAACCATCCGAAAACATCGAATAGTTGACCTCATTCGGTCCTTCCCGGCAAACATTTATGCCGTGGGTAACAATATTATGTTTTCAGCTTCTTCCGCTGAATAGTTTGAACAGAGATTGTCCCATCCTTTTGAAGCACCAGTTCCACCCGGAATCCTTTGATTAAGGCTTGCATTATTGCATATACAGTCTTCTCATCCATGTGTTTTTACCTTCTCCCCAAATCCAGCAACCTCTGTCCTCTCGTACTGTGTGCGCAGCCCAGCGGCCTTTGAGAACTCCCGGTACCGCTGGTGCAGGATGGTCAGTTTGGTCTTATCCTGATCCAGCTTCTTCTGATCCCCGGTGGCCTCATCCACCATGATTCGGTACTTTTGACGCCGGATGGCCCGCTCAAGCTTTCGTTGCATCTGGGTGGCCTGATATCCGGTGTAATGGACGCCGTCCACTGTCACCCCCTTCTCGTTGTCCTCCCGGAACTTCTCCAGCTCATCAGCAGTGTATTGTGGGGAGTTGACGCCAAGGATAATCGGAAAGGCGGCATGTCCGCAGTTCAGCGTCCCGATCCGTCTCTGCAAGGCGTTGTTCAGCCTCTGGTATTCTTCGTCCGGATACTGTTTCCCCTGGATGGGCTCGTGGTCAGGCGCACTGTTGGCATGGGCGGTGATCTCCCATCCGTCACAGCCCAGCTGCTCATACACCGTCTGGCTGATCTGCTCCTGCATCAGGCCCAGGCCACCCATGATATTTCGCCTGACAGCGGCCTCCAGGGAGGTATGTACCCCGCTCTGGTAGTCAATCACCCGCAACCTCTTGTCCGACAGATTTCGTGTAGCCTGTCGGACGGCCTCTGTATAGCTGGCCGCGCCGGTAATGACCTGCTTGAAGGCGAAATCCGTGCAGTTTCGGTAAGCGTCCTGGAGCGGCAGCGCATTTCCAAATGGATCAACCATGCCGATGGTCTGGGTGATATTGGTGAAATCATCCTGGGCGAGCTTCACAGCAGCGGATACGATCTGCTGCAAGGATTCGTTCTGCGCAAAGGGAACTGCTTGCACCTGGGGGAACCGGCTCACATCCAGGTTGTAGCCGGACTGTGCGGACTGGTACATGATCCGCCGGATTTCCTTGTGAGATAGCTTCAGCAGGCGGCGCAGCTCCTTCTTGATCTGCCGTTGGGATATGCCAAGCTGCTGAGCCCGCCAAATCTGATAGGCCGCTGTGCTGGTCAGCTCCCCCGCCTGGGCAATGCGATGGGAGATATCACGCAGCAGATACTCCGTAATAGGATCGGTTATCTTCCGGACACCCTCCCGCAGTGCATCAATCTGATCCGGCGTGAGCATTATTCCTCATCCTCCGCACCCTCTCCAAGCTGCTGCATCTCAGGCATGTACTTGGCGCGGATGGCTGCAAGATCCGCTTCTGTCTCCGCTGGCATACCGAACCGCCAGCCCAGGGCAATTTCTGGCTTGAGCAGGCCGCGGCTCACCATATCAAGGTAGTCTGCCCACGTCTTGTCCTCGTCATAGAGAATGCCGTTGCCCCAGTCGATGGATACCGCATCCTCTGCCACCACATGGGCGCCCGGCACATGGTATAGCGAACCCAGCAGACCACAGATCCTGACCGCCTCCTTTACAGCAGATTCAAACATCTTTTGAAAAGAGATGATGGTCAGGTTGTAATCCCCGGCGGAGCTCGTCACCTCTGTGGCTGTCCGCTCCGTTTCCTCGACCTCGCTGAGCAATCCACGTTTCAATCCGATAGCGCTCTCCGCAGCCCGGAGATAGGACTGCTTTCTCGCCAGAAAACTTTGCTCGCGAAGCTCCGGGGAGAAGATGGTCAGCCCAACCGCCTGCGGATCATCGTCGATTCCAACAAAAACCTTGTCTTCCAGTCTGCGCCGTCCGCTGCGGTCTTTCCGCAGCAGATCAGCAGATGCAATAATGCGGGATTGCCCTCGGTCAAACTCTCCATTGAGCAGGGATTCATTGTGATCGATATTGTGGATCAGGCCAACTGCCGGGGCGTAGACGCTCACACCATCAGGGCTGCCGTCCACGCAGTTTTCTATTGGCGTTTTCATCCAGACCAGCCCCAGCCCGCCCAACGGCTCCCGGAATGTATATTCGTCTGGCAAGTCTTTGTACCGGTCTAACGCCTTGAGGCTTACTGGTACGACCAGATTATTTTGCGTATCGGATCGGTACAGCTTGTTTCGGATAGTCAGATACCCCCGCCCATCCACCGTCCTCCGCTCCAGCAAGGAATAAAATCCGTTGCTGCCAGATGTGTATTCCGCCGTCACCATATCATTAGGGATACCCTGGCTGTCACGTCCAAAGATTGCGGCATTATCCCGCCGGATAACAGAGAATGTGAAGCCATCTGTCCCAGGGACCGGCTTTAACCACGCTTCGCCGCCGATCAGGGCAAACTGCATGGCAGCGTTTTTTACCGACTCCAGCGCATCCAGGACAGCCTGGGCAAATTGGTCTGTGCTCTCGGCATTGTACTCCCCAAAGGCGGTCTTCGTCAGCTTGTTCACAATGGTGTAGGCAATCTGCTGGCACGGGTCACTATCCTCTGTTACCTCCCGATTGTAGTATAGATAGATCCACTCCCGGATAGCTGTCTGCATGGCTTTTGTCGTGCAATCCTTGCCCCTGAAAGCATCCTCAAAGCTGTATGCGCAGTTTAAGGCACTCCATATGCTCATGATTTGCCTCCCGTCTGAACCGTAACCCGCCGTGCAGCAGACCGCACACCAGCCTCCAGGCCGTCTATATAAGCATTCAGAACCCGGATTTCCTGATTCTTCTTTTCCAGCTTCTTCTGCAAGGCTTTATTCTCCTGATAGATGGTATCCTTTGCCCAAGCGGGAAGGAACCGTTCCAACAGCCAGGTCCTCAGTCGATTCATGCTCACCTCCCGCGCCGTTTCCACACGGGCTCCATAGCGTACCGCACAGCGTCGATACTGTGGTTGGCCGCATCAGGATATCCCTCCAATACTTCGTTGGTTTTTGGGTCGCGCTCATACTCGTATTCGCCAAACTCTGCGGCGGTCTCTGGGCACCGGTCCGGGTCGATGACAATGGCCCGCAGCGATTGCAGCCACTTGATTCCGTAGTCCACACTGCCAGGCCCCTTCTGCGCCTCCCGCATCCGGAAACCGTATGCACGGAAATCCCCCACATTCCGGTCGCCTCCGCTGCCAGGGTCGGCCAGGATCAGGTCGTCCATGTGGTGCCTGATCTTTTCTGCCCAAGCTGCATTGGATTGCCGCCAGCCCCGGAATTCCTCATAGATATACAGTATCCCACCCTCATAGGCACAGCCTGCAAAGTGGTTGGGGTCGGGGTACCAGCCCCAGTCCTGGCCGAAATAATGGTAATCAAAGGCGGCAATCTGCTGGTCTGTGATGGGCTCCATCCGCAGGTTCTCGAACACTGCCGATCCGCTGCCTACTACGTCGCCCAGGTACTCGTGGCGGTATGCAGTCTCGTTTGTCTCCCGCAGATGCTGTGCATCATTTATGAACTTTGTCCCCAGCCATTCCTCCGGCGTGGTCAGGTATGTGCTGTGATGGATCATACGGCCCGCCTTGGATTCCAGGACATACTTGTTGGCCCAGTTTCGGGCCATGGCTGGCGGGTTGAAGGACTTGAAGCAAAAGGAGTATGGTCCGCCGCGAAAGATGGACTGCTCCACATTGCGCACCTGCTCCGGTCCGTCAAACTGATCCAGTTCCTCAAACCAGCCAATGCCGATATAGCCAAAAGGGAGCTTGATGGATTTTAGCTTGCCAGGATCGTCCAGGCCGAAGAACAGGATTTTCTGGCCGGTGGGCAGGTAGGTGCATTCCATAGGGCTGACCGTGCATTTGAACTTACTGGACAGCCCTAGTTCCGCAATGGCCCAGCAGATTTGTGCATAGACAGAGGTGCGGAGCGTATTACCGACCTTCCGCAGCGCAACAGCGTGGCAGTCAGGGTGCTTCAGCAGCTGCAAGATCAGTTCTACGGAGATGTAACTGGACTTGGCAGATCCCCGCCCGCCCTTTTCCACCAGTTCGCTGATCTCTCCTGACTTCACTGCGCGGTGGGATTCCCGGAAAGCGAGCGATATGACGCTTGAAAGCTTACATGTCGTCAATGATCTGCACACCTCCATCGTCTGCCTGGGTTGATTCAGTCTTCGTGCTGTAGCCGTGCCTGCTCATCCACAGCGGCGCAAGCTTTGTATCGATAACCCCAAGCTCGAATTTCATCCGGGCGTCAACCTCGCACTCTTCCCTCATGCGCGTAGTGGTGTCAGCAAAGCGAGCATCTGCCACATACCGCTCATAGAAAGCAGCGCGGGAGATTCCCGCCCACACGCAGAACCCTTCGATGGTGTATGTAACGCTGCGTTTGAGCTTTGCACTGACAAACTCCGAATTTTTGGAGCTGAAATCATGGGCAAGCACCTCCTGGTCATTGCACCACGCCTTGTACTGCTCCCAGGCGTCTGAGAGTTCCTTTTCGGTTTTGAACTTCCTGGGCCTGCCCATGATCCCACCTCCGAAAATGATTTGTTTGATTTTAGTTTAACACAAATATTCCATTTTGAAAAGATAGATAGTTATTCTAACTATCCAAAATTTTCCGCTTTCTCCATCTGACCGTCCTTCCGTCCACATGGCGGACTATTTCTCCAGTCTCACGTTTGATACACCACATTGTTTTTCTTACAGAACTAACCGGGACGTTAAGGACCTCTGCTATTTCTGCCGGAGTTAGATCGGAAAAGTCTTCGCTTCGTAGAACCCCCAAAAGGAACCCATTAGGAGTGCGCTTTCTCTTTATAAGTTTTCACCTCATCCAAAATCCATTGGTTACAATGCATCCAATCCACAATTTTTCCCCGCGTACAGCACTGCCTGTCCGCGCATGTAGAGCATTTTCGGGGCACCTTTTTGCGGGGTCTGACGGGGATAACGGCG